GATAGCTTGGATCGTCTGAAGGTCATGCTCCATTTGAGTCTGTGTCTCGCGTTCTAATAGCTGACTTTTGAGTTCTTCATTCTCCTGATTCAGACGATTCCATTCGTTTTCCGCTTCGATCTCGTCACGAATTTCCTGTTCTGTCTTGCCCTGCGCAAGTGCGTTTGCCGCTACTACTTTCTGATCTGCGTCTCCGTCAAAGAAGTTTCCGAGAGCATCTTCGAGCTGGCTGTTCAACGCCTTTAACTGCTCATTCTCTCTGCGCATTTCTGCAAAACGTGCGTCTGCATCAGTCTTTCCTGTACCCTGATCGGCGACGTCAGGTTCTTCTGCGCCTTCTGCTTCTTCAGTTTCGGACGGTGCGGCGGCTTCCGTCTCTTCTGCGCCTGTTGATCCACCGCCACCTTCAAATTCTTCAAGGAATGGCTTGTGAATCAAATCGTAAAATCTGATTAACATACAGTTTCTCCTTATGAAATTGTTATATATTCATACGAATACGTCTTATTACGTACTCGTGTGAAGTCTTATCTAACAGGTGCGGTTTCGGTATTGTCCGTTGCCGCTCCTGCTCCCTCTCTAACCTGTTCGGCTGTAGGCTGTGGCGGCATCTGCTGTTCAGGTGGTATCGGGTTACCGTTAGCGTCCACCTGCGGCTGTTGCTGTGCCATTTGTGCCTGTTGTTCTTCTCTCTGATTAACTATCTTCAAAAGCTTCGATTTAGGAATTGGTCCATTCTCTGCACAAAGCTCAACCCATTCGCTAAAGCCTATCTGCTGATTATTAAGGAGCTGGTCTGCGGCTTGCTGTTCTGCGAGCTTCGTCCACCTGTTGTCCTGTGATACATCGATACGGACAGTAGGTCTTAACTTGATGATCTCCTCGTACGGTACTGGAACTTCCTCGACAACCTGCTCTATCTCGCCCGTCTCGGGGTCTTGCTCCTCGACTACCTGCTCCTCTACAAAGCCTTCCGAGTCGTACGTGCTCCATAAATCGAACCAGAGCATTGCGACTTCTTCAACGAACTTCTGATACATGTTTATCTGCTCGTTCAGAGGTACTTGTGTCTGATCTCGAACAGCCATGATAGCCTGACCTGATGCTCGTTCAGGGTCTACATTACCGAGAGCATTGTCTCCTGCTCCGACCAAGTCTTTTGTCTGATCGAGCAGGTCTTGAAATAGCTGTTGAGCATCCCCCGATATGTGCGCTGGGTTCAGATATGCAATAGCCTGACTTATTGACTGCGCATTTCCTGTCGTAACGCCTATCGCCGCTCCGACTTTTGTCAAATCGTCAGGGTTTGAGATAGCCGTTGCATCATAAGCGATACGAGGGAAAGCCGCCATTTTGACCGCGACTGCGCGTCGAGCCAAGGTCTTATTCAGTTCGAGCTGGTTTGGTATAAGCATTTCTACTTCTCCAAGCCCTCTCGTCATGTTCGGCTGTGGCTCCCATATATATGGAACGATAGGATATGTCTCGAGTCCGCCTACCACCTTGCCGTTTCTCGTAACGGTTAGCGCTGTAAGCGGCTTGAATACACAATTCTTCGTGGACTTCGCAAAGTTCACTATGCCGTCTATCTTTGTGAAATACAGAAGCGTGGTTACTTTGTCCTTGACCTCGTCTTTATTCAGGACTTCGTCTTCTGTCTTGTCGTCCGAAGCGATCATTTTCACTTCTTCTTCAGGTACACCATTCTCTATCGCTTCTTCGACGACCTTCCTCAAGTCGTTACGCTCACGAATGATGATGTACGGCTGACTCTGTATGTCGGATGTGTTTTCATCACCGAACAGGATCGCCGTGTTTGATATGATCTGCGGCATCTTGTTTGTGTCTTTCTCTCCGAAATACACATAACTGTCGCCCTGTACAGCGGCGGCTTTGTTGTTTCGCCACGCAACGTCCGTCATCTTCGCCTTTTCCCAGCTCTGTGCGAACCTACGGTTGAGTTCACGGTAAATCTCCTGATGAACCGCGCCTTCGTTCGCACTCGCATCGGAATAGTTTGCGATCATTGCGTTCTGTGATATAGTCGAGACCTTATACTTGACTATCGGCTTTATCATGTTCATCGTTGGGAGTTCTTCGTTACCTCTTTTGAGTCCGCTCCACTGATCTCCGAGATAAAACTTCCAGTATTTGTCCGTTTTCGATATAATGCCCTTCTTGAGCATGTAATCGTGGGACTTCTCGTATTTATTCCAAATGTCAGTACATACTTTCTTGCTATCTTCACGTTCTGACATGCTTAAATTACCTCGATATCTTTCTGATTCTCCGACGTGCCGTTATAGTTTTCGATGTTGTCGAGAATATCAGAGTACATCTGCAATTTCTTGTCCTGCTTCGGCTGTACTGCTGGCTTTTTCTCCGCTATAATCTCTTTCGGCTCGTCCTGATGCTGTGAATTGTACTCGCGAACCCCGAGGTTATAGCCTTTGACAAACATCACATTCCCGATAATCGACGCGAGGACAGCTAACGCTGTGACCGCGGCTATAAGAACAACATCAAATAACATTTAACTGATCTCCTAACCCTGCACTTGTCGGTTTCCTCGACTGTTTGAACATTGGAAACGCTTCTTCGAGCGCATTTTTTGCCTTTGCGATAGGACTTCTCGCGCTGTGATATACGAGCCTGTTCAAGCATTGTGACATTGCGTCCACTTGGTCGTCGTGCGCACCGTTCGGAAACGCTGAGCACTCGTTTACGAAGTCATTTGTAAAAGCTTTGTCACTCGGCAGAAAACAGTTACCCGATTCTATCGCTCCTGCAATAGCGTTAACTCTTGATACCTTGCCGCCAAACGGATCTATTGGTATGATTCCGCCTATACGCTTACGTAAAATCTGTATTATCGCGCTTCCGTTAGCTTTATCTTCGATTAACGTGGTCTTGCATTTCGGGTACATTGCTCGTAGCCTGACGATCTCTCGACACGTACTCGGCATATCTAAATGCTTTTTGACCGCATCAACAAGATACATGTCTGCATCTTTCTTCGCCCATATCTGAATGGCTACAAAGTCGTTTGTATCTCCGTCCTTGAACGCCGCATCGACCGACATTACGTATTCGGGGAGCTCGGCAGGCAACTTCGTGTAGTATCTCCACCAGTCACGGTGAATCAGATTACCTTCCATTGCGACTGGGTGTCCCTGATAAAGAGCGTTCCATGTTCTCGTCCCTTCCCGAGACAGGAGCATCTTCTTGAACTCTTTTAGCCAGCCGTTATCTTTGCCGATTTCAGGACAAAGGGCTTCGCCCACGTCGCGCCCGAGTATGTCGTTCGGTTCTGCTTCGAGAGGGAAATTCAACACCTTGATACTGATCCCCTCGGTGTCGAGCAGATGACCGACAAGGTCGTTCTCACTCCAACGTGTCATAATGATTATTACTTTTGCGTGCGGTGCGAGACGTGACGTAAAGGACGACAACCACTCGTTCCATATCTTGTCCTGCCGTGACTTACTGTCCGCTTCTTCCTGCGTTTTGACAGGATCGTCAATTATCATCAGGTTTGCGCCGTGTCCTGTAACACCTGACATGATTCCTCGAGATATCATGCCGCCGACATGGTTGGAAAGCTCGAACTCGGTCGATGCACACGGTGCGTCCGCAAGCTCAATATTGAACAGCTTGCCGCCGTACTCCGCTATCTTCTGTTTGTTCCTTCGTCCGAATCGTTCCGCAAAGTCTTCCGAATAACTGATCTCTATAACCTTGTTTCTCGGGAAGTGCCCGAAATACCACGAAGGGAGCGTCTCGGTGATCGTTTCGGATTTGCCGTGCTGTGGCGGTGTATCGATAACTAATATGTCGTATGCCGCCGATGTGCGTGTCGTTATAAAGTCCTGCACCTCGTCGCAGAGCTTCCTGTGAAACCGTGTCGGAATCCAGCCGTCGTTCGTGTACTGTACGTACGAACAGAAGTCGTTCTGCACGAGCGAACGGTACATGTCCTGCAATTCCTTGCGGCTCTTATCAAATAAGTTTCGCATCGTTACGCGCCAGCCTTCGCTTCCGCGAGCCTAATCATGCGGCTCTCCATTTCCTCGAGCTTCTCCGCTGATCCTGCCCTCGGTCTGTTCTTTGCATCGTAGCCGAGTGATCTGAATATCGACTTGAGATTCTTGCTGACTTCTTCTGCCGATGCGATTTCTCCCATTTCGTGCTTCGAGATGTTCTCCTTCTTATCAGTCCAGTTACATCTGTTCTTGAGCGCGAATATTGTCGATACTTCTTTGATCTGCCCTGTCATCGACTTCTCTATCAGCGAGTCAGCCATGAGCTCTGCCGTTCTGTCACGAGCGTCAGGGTTTCTCCTCATAAAGCTGTAGATGCTGTCAGCGGAAAAATTGCCGAGCCATGTTGCAAAATTACTGTACGTCGGGATCGCTTTCGGTTCGTCCTTTATGCTTTCCAAATACTGCTCGAACAACCCGACAAAATCATCTGACTTGTCGATAAGCGCAGGGATGCGGTTCTTCGCCAGCTTCTTCATTACGACCCCACGCTGTTCTTCAGTAGCCATATATCACAACCCCTTTATGTTTCTATGATTATTTACTCGATACGAGAGGTACGTCCCGAACAGTATCTTCATGCGCGGGTCGGTACACGTACCCGGGCGTGTCCATATTTCAGACAGTCTTCCCCGATCTGACCGTCCGCACGGTGGGGTACTGCCTTTACTACCCCACACGTACAGCGGTCGGAGGACAATTATTGGTTTATGGAAAGAATGAAAGATTGGAGTGTTGCATATACGCTGTTCGAAAAACGAACGCCTGTTCGACGAATCGCGAGATCGCCATCTGCGCCGCGGAGCGTGGATGCGATAACACCTTGATCGCTATAACTTACAGCTACTATGCGATACGAGTGAAGGCGATCCGAACAGTCGATTCGTTCCTCTCAATTACGGTTTCTCGTTAATTTTATGCCGTGTCAAGCCTTTTTTCGTTTTTCATCAGATAATTTTTACGGTGTTACCCGTCTGTTACCACAAAGTTACCCTACTCGGGGTAACATACTTTTTGTTGATTTTTCAACGATTATAGACACTAATATTTATATGTTACCCTTGTTACCCTTAAATATATATAACATACACGCGCGTGAGATTTTTATATTCCCCTATTTTATATATCTCTATATATATGTTATATCGAAATAGGGGTAACATGGGTAACAGGGCCACAAACGTTGAAATTTCAACGCAAAACCTGTTACCCGCGCTGGGTAACATGGGGTAACATAATGAATTTTTCCGTTTATTGTAAACCATTTTTAGCGGTATTTCTTAAGATTCCTTAAGATAACAGGGGCGTTTCTTAAGATTCGTTAAGATTTAACTGTTCCCCGATCAGAGCGATTCTTGAGATTTTGTGTCCGACAACCTGCCCGATTCGATCATTTCTTAAGATTTCTTAAGATTCTCTTGGCTTTGTAGATTTCTAAAACCGTGGCACTCCGATCCGTCCGCAGGAGTCTCATGTTTTGGGGACGGGCAGGAAGTGTAAGTATACGACAACACCAAAATATACGTTCCCCTATAGAGTACCGCCAGCGGCGAGTCGGTTGCCGCTTTCAGACTGCTTCGAAGGTCGTCGCGGTATATAATCTACCTCTATGAAAGCTATAAATATATATAGATATATATAGCAGGGTGGTGTGGTGGTAGGGTATATCTGATTCTTAGACAGTATACAAGCCCAGTATTTACAAGGCTTTCAAGGCCTTGTCTCTCTATGATTCTCTCTCTGACTGTCTTGATATCTTGATTTTTCTGACCGTTGGTCAGTTTTCCGTGCCGTGTGGTTTATTATATCCAACCCCCGTCACACTACCCCAGGCGTTTTCATCGCCGTCCCGCCGTCACAAAAACCGTCACGCCCCGTTTCCAGAATTTCCCATTCGGCATCTTAGGGTCTACGGTACAGTACGCAGTACTGTACCTAAAGACCCTAAACCGCAAAAGCGAGTTCCTTCCATTATATACCTCAGAGCCGCGATTGCCATTTACTGGAAATTATGGCAATAAATCCGACTTCGCTCTGATTTTTCTCGCGACGTTTTTGCATTGAAATTTCAACGGTTGCGGAGTTTTTTTGAAAATAGGTGTTGACAAGGGTTTTCGCTCCATGCTACCATGTAGCTGTCAGCGAAAGCAAGACAAGCAAAAGCAAAGTCACTGACAGTCAATGCAAGACTTACTTGAGAGTTATTGCTTACGAGATTGACTTAAATATCAAGACAGTACTTAGAGAATTTAATAGACTTGTGGTTGTTAAACACAGAGTGATACTCAGTGATGCTTAATAATCTATGCAGACTCCCATCAAGATAGATAAAAGCCCAACTGTCCTGAGAATACTGTCATGCAAGTTAGTCAGAAACATGGCAAGAAAAATATCTGTTACCACAAGAGACTTAACGTCAATCAGGTTAGGTGAATAGCCTGATTCAAGCACTCACTAACTCAGAGTGTTTGAAATAGTCTATTCAAAGAAAGTGAGGAACTATTATGAGAACTAATGAAAGA